CCAATACGCAGCATCTGTGCCGCATTCGACATACAACACGCAAATGACGGGAACATATGGTGGCGAACTTCCACTTGTCCCGCAGGGCTTGTTGTTCCGTGACGCTTACGAGCGCATGGCATCGCAGCTTGACAAGCGTGGCAACCCATTGGGTGAGGCCAATAAAACTTACAGCATCAAAACGAAGCTAGAGCCTCAATTGATGACGCCGCAAGTCGTTGATGGCATCATGCAATATCTTGAAAGTCTTCGGGGTCAACAATGATTTCTGGATCGTCAATGTCGAGCAAAAAGCAAAGGTGGGTGTCAAGCGCCTGCGCGTCTTTGACAGGCACGCCTTTTGCGCGCGTTGCCCAGTATTGCAATTCTCTAATTTCTTCAACTGTGTGCTGCATTTTTATTCTCCCGTGTGCCGCCCAATGTCGCATGTGGGATGTGATCGGTCAACTTGTATGTTGCCAGAAAACAATCGCGCGCACCCGCAATATCTGCTAATGTGCGGCAAACCTAAGAGGGACGTGATCAATGCCAAAAGGTCTTTACAGTAACATCGCCGCCAAAAAAGCACGCATCAAGGCTGGGTCCAACGAAAAGATGCGCAAGCCCGGCACAAAGGGCGCGCCAACTGCGGCTGCGTTCAAGGCATCTGCTAAGACGGCGAAGAAAAAATGAGCATTGCAACTTACAGCCAGTTGAAGACGGCCATCGCGGACTTTCTGAACCGCGACGACCTGACGGCGGTCATTCCGACGTTCGTTGCGCTGGCCGAGGCCGACATTAATCGCAGGGTGCGTCACTGGCGCATGGAAAAGCGGTCAACGGCAACAATTGACAGCCGATACAGCGCGCTGCCAGGTGATTACCTAGAGGCAATCCGCTTTCATCTGGACGTTGACGAGCGCACAATTGAAATCTCATCTTCGTATGAATTGCAGAAAAGCCGGATGGCGCACGGCGACATTTTAGGAAAGCCGGAGTTCTTTGCCATTGTCGGCGGGCAGATTGAGGTCTGGCCAACGCCTGATGTTCCTTATGCGGGCGAGTTGTATTACATATCGCGTACTGACGCGCTGTCCGACGAAAACGCGGCGAACTGGCTTCTGCAATACTATCCAGACGCATACCTTTACGGGGCGTTGACGCATTCTGCGCCATATCTAAGTGAAGACCAGCGCGCGCAGGTGTGGGCTGCGTTGTATCAGAACGCGATTGATGCTATAAACATTGAGAGCAAGATGGCTAAGACAAATGCCAGTGGCCTGCGCATGCGGGTGAATTCATACTAGGGATCGTAAGATGAGTTTTTCAAACACGTTTGAAACGACAACGCTGAAATGGGTTTTCACGACTGACGCCGTGACGCGCCCGACAGCTTGGTATCTGGGGCTGTTCACCAGCGATCCTACGGACGCTGGAACGGGGTCTGAGATTGTCGGCAACGGTTACACCCGCAAGGCTGTGACGTTCAGTGTGACGGGCGACACAGCGACCAACACCGCCGCTATTGAGTTTGATGCGGCGACAGCAGCATGGGGGACAGTTTCCCACGTCGGCGTTTTCGACGCATCTACGGCTGGCAACCTTATTGCACACTCAGCGCTAACGACATCCAAGTCCGTTTCGACTGGGGACATCTTGCGCGTCCCCGCAGGCGATCTGGACATCACACTCGATTAAGGTGACCCATGGCGACAATTATCACGCGGGCGGGCAAAGGCTCGCCCCTTACGCATAATGAAGTTGACGCCAACTTCACCAACTTAAACACCGACAAGCTGGAATCCAGTGACCTGACAGCAGGCACTGGTATCAGCATTGATGGGACGACCGTCACCAATACTGCGCCCGATCAAACTGTCGTTTTGACGGGCGGTGGCGCTACCGGCATTTCCGGCACATATCCAAATTTTACAATCAGTTCAACGGACACAAACACCACTTACACGGCTGGAACTGGGCTGTCGTTGGTTGGCACTGAGTTTGCCAACACATCGCCCGATCAAACTGTAAGCATCACTGGGTCTGGCATTGTCAGCGTTTCCGGCACCTATCCGAACTTTGAGGTCGCCGCGACTGCATTGCAGGCGGCTGACATCGGCGTGTCTGTGCAGGCATACGATGCCAACCTGACCAGCTTTGTTTCCACGTTTACCCTGCCCACAACTGATGGCACTGCGGGTCAGGTTCTTTCTACGGATGGTGCTGGCAATCTTGCTCTGGCAGATGCTGGTGGTGGTGGCTCTTTTGATTTCACTGCAAATGGTGCGATTGCGTCCGGCGCTCCCGTGGCCATAAACAATGACGGATCAATTTCTGAGGTCCAAGGGACTTCTGGCGGGTCAAGTAGCGTTGCGCTTGCCTCTGGGTCCGGTTCTTTGAGAAGCTATTACTCTACAGACAGCGGCAAACTTATCATCACTTACCAGACAACTTCCGCGCTATACGCGATTGCTGGAACGGTCAACGCAGATCAAACTGTCACGTTTGGCGCTCCAACTATTCTAATGTCTGCTGGACCTGCTGGCACGCATTCTGTAAGGCTTTCCCCCGGCGATGGCTTGAGGTTTATTGTTCCCCACAGGTGGTCAACAAACAGCGCAGTTCAATCATTTACGACGGGTCGAATTCTGGGAAACAGCGTTATTGTTGGAACTGCGTACGCTTACGGGTGGAGCGTTGCCAACTACACTGATGGCAGGTGTATCGGGTACAACGTAAACGCAGATTGTTTTGTTTTTGTTGGGCGCTCTGCTGGTTCGCAATACAACCCATTTGCGGCGTCTGTAAAAGTAAATGCTTCTGGGCAAAGAGTTGCTGCAAGCGGTCAAGTTATTATTTCAACGCTTACTTCTACTGTCGGCCAAACAATTTCAGACACAAGCACCACGACAAATGGCGCAAAACACATTGCACTTTTCAATTCTGGTGGAAATAATTATGTAACAACGCTTGACGTTAACCCATCAACGTTGGCGATTACATTTACAGGCAGTTTGACATTTAATTCTGGCACAACTCCAGCAGCCAGCACTGTCGCAATGCCGTTTTACAGCTCAATTTACAATTCAGTTTTTGGAATTTATGGAAGCGGCACAGACATACGCTACAAAACAATTTCGCAAACTGGAAGCGTTTCACCAGCATTTAATGCGTTGGGAAATTTAGTTGCTTCCTCAACTACATGGCCTGATGTTGTTTACACAAGCCAAGTGGGTGGAAGCTCATTTTACACATTTGACCTTAAAGCGTCCCCTGTTTCCGCTCAAATTTTTACAGGCTTTTCTGGCTCTGAGAGAAATTTGCATGAAGGGGCGTCTGTATTTAACGTTACAAACAGCCCAAGCGGGACGGCGTTGGTAGAGTTTCTGGGCGCAAACAACATAAGCAACTTTGTTGGAATTTCACAAAGCGCAGCGGCTGATGGCGAAACTGTCACAACCACTATTTTGGGTGGCGTAAACGAAGCCCTTTCGGGTTTGTCCGTTGGCCAAAGATATTATCTCAGCCCGACAACTGGGCAATTGACAACATCTGTCGGGGCAACAACATCTGTTGGCAGGGCCATTGCGTCCAACAAAATTTTGATAACCACAGGAGATGTCGCCTGATGCAAACCATTGTTAAGGACTCAATTTCGGTTCACATACTGCAAGACAAATATGATGTTGTTATTGGCGAAAACCAAACAGATATTAAGTTTGATGGCGTTGATATTTTGCACATCGCTGATTGCAGCGCAGCAAACGCGAAACTGTTTAGCAACATTGACACGCCAGAAGATTGGGCTGGCGGGAAGTATTTGTTTGACGGGGCGACATGGGAACTTAACCCAGATTACGTCCAGCCTGAGCCTGAGCCTGAGCCGGAACCAGAGCCGGAAGACACATCATTTCGTGACGCCATGAAGGTTTACCGCCGTGCTTTCCGTCTCGCTTTACAGCAGACACCATATGGCGATGCAAACATATTGGTCGCCATTGAGGCGCATGTGGCAACTCTAGACCCTTATGACAGTGTTCGTATGGCTTGGGAGGATGTAACGATCTTTGAGCGGAACCATCCCGACATGTCTATGTTTTTAGCGCTGGGGCTTGCAGATGAACAAATTGACGATATTTTCCGACTTGCTGAATCTATTGAAGCAGGTGCTTAAATCGCCGGATGGTTTTCGCAGCAACCCTTACGGATATGCGACAAACCAAGCTGGTCATTTTTGCATAGGATTATTTCTTGCGCTCCTGTTGCCTTGGTGGCTTGTGCTGTTTGCCTATGCCGTTTGGGAGGCGGTTCAAGTTTACTTGTTCAAATCTGATATAAAAGACTCAATAGAAGACACCGCATTTGTTGCTGCGGGTTCTTTGTTTCCAGTTTCAGCGATACCAATATTGGCAATTTGGGTGTATGGTGTGATTTCTAGGCTAAACCAAAAAGCGCAGATTTGATTGAAAGGCAATCATGTCCTACTATGTCCTCCCTGACTACTGGGTCGCCGGATACGCGGAGGGCGATGCCATTGAGTTGTCTGCAACGATCTTGTCAGCGCTTAGTCTTGCAGCATCTGTCAACGGAGTTGCAAATCTTTCCGCGCTGATTGAGCCAATGCTGACGCAAGCCGCATCGGCAAATCGCGTCCTGTCAATTGATCCGCAGCCGTCATCTGGCGCGCTTACTTATACGTCGGAAATCTTTTTCGTCAAAAGCGCGTCGGCATCAATCCAACCGTTTCTGAGTGTTGCCGCTGATCCGTCTGTTACGTTCTCTGCATCCAGCTTGATTCCGGTTCTGTCGGACACATCTGCCAACGCGACCATGATTCTGATCGGGCGTGCAAATGTTGCTGGATCATGTATAATCACGGCCAGCAGCCGCTTTTTCTGGATTGATGAAAGCGACACAGCAGAAATATGGACCGATCAGGCAGACACTGGCGAGATATGGACGCCGCAGTCTGATACGGCAGAAACATGGGCAAGGGTTTAACAGATGGCTGATTCAACAACGACAAACTTTGGCTTCGTTAAGCCAGAAGTCGGCAGTTCCAACGACACTTGGGGCGGCAAGCTAAATCAAAATTGGGACGACATCGACGGCTATCTGGACGTCAAAGCGCCAAAGGAAAGTCCAGCCTTTAGCGGCAACGCGACATTCGGCGGTGATGTGACAATCAGCGGGACAGCTAAGGCGCAAACCTATGAGGACACGTTCCTGACGCTTGCGTCAAACACTGTTGATTTGGCAACGGCCACAGTGTTTGACCGCAGCCTAGATGCAGCGGCCACATTTATATTTAGCAACCCGCCATCTAACGGGACCGCCTTTGCGTTTGTCTTAAAGATAACCAGCAATGGCAATGCTGTGACTTGGCCTGGCACTGTTCGCTGGCCAAATGGCAACACGCCTGTTCTTGATGGCGTCGATATCTTTGTGTTTATGACCCACGACGGCGGCGCAAATTACTATGGCTTCCAAGCTGGGAGCGACATGTCGTGAGCGTAGCAACCAAACTCTTGTTATCTGGCGCTCCGCAGCCCACGGGGTCGCAGGTGTTTACAAGCGGCGGAACGTGGACTTGCCCTGATTACGTTTATTCCGTGTCTGTCGTTTGTATTGGCAGAGGCGGAAATGCCGGATCATTCACTGATTTTCAAGGCATCACATCGTACTACTACGGCGGCGGCGGCGGCGGCCTTGGCTGGAGAAACAACATTGCAGTCACGCCGGGCCAAACCTACACGGTCGGAGTTGGTGACAGTTATTTTGTGTCCATCGGGACCGTGCGCGGCGCACCGGGCGGCAACGGGACTGTAAACGTCACCGGAGCGGGCGGGACGTTTGCAGGCGACGGTGGGTTTATTGGCGGAGACGGCGGCGGATATACCGGCGGGACAAGCAATCGTGTTCCGGGGGGCGGTGGGGGTGCAGCCAATTACGACTCAAACGGAAGCAACGGGGAAGTCGGAACCGGCCCCGGACCCGGCACTGGCGTATCTAGCAACAATGACGGCCCTTATGGCGGCGGTGGTTCTGCGTCAACAGCGGGCCAGCCGGGTGTTGTGCAAATCCGCTGGGGCGTAGGAAAGGGTTTCCCATAATGTTTATTAATGAAGCATCAATGGAAGTTTCGGCTGATTGGGAATTTCTATTCCGCAAGAAGCATCCGCGAACCAGCTACGGGCGCAATGCTAAGAACGATTTTTTAATTGCGCACGGGATTTTTCCAATCAAGCGGTTTCCGCGAGAAGTCGGAAAAGAATATATTGAGCGAGAGCCGCAAAAGATTGCTGGCGAATGGCTTGAGGTTTTGGAGGCTAAATAATGGCTTTGGTCCCGTTGGAGATACCGCCTGGACAGTTTCGGAACGGCACTGACCTGCAAGCGCATGACCGCTGGCGGGATGGCTCGCTGGTCCGGTGGCATGAGGGCGCAATGATGCCCGTTGGCGGCTGGCGTCAGCGCGGCACTGTGGACATTACAGGCGTCGTGCGGGGAATGCTTGCGTGGCGCGATAACGACTTGAACCGTTACATCGCAATGGGGACGCACAGCGGCCTGTTTGTGATGGAGTCCGACGACAGCGTTTTTGACGTTACGCCTGTCGGCTTCACCAGCGGTCGCGTTGATGCATCTGTTAATTCTGGGTTCGGCGGTGGCTTGTATGGCCGTGAAACATATGGCACGCCGCGCCAAGACAGCTTTTCGTTGCTTGATCCGACAACATGGGCCTTGGACACTTGGGGCGAATACCTTGTCGGCTGCACGCCTGACGACGGCAAGCTGTATGAGTGGCAATTGAACACGGCAACACCTGCCGCCGTTATTGCAAACGCGCCTGTGGACAATTTCTCTCTTGTCGTGACAGAAGAACGGTTCTTGTTTGCGCTTGGAGCCGGTGGAAATCCCCGCAAGGTTCAGTGGTGCGATAAAGAAAACAACACAGATTGGACGCCAGCCGCCACAAACGAAGCTGGTGATTTTGAGGTTCAAAGCAGCGGCGAATTGATTGCTGGCATTCGGACGCGCGGCGAAACATTGTTGCTGACGACAACGGATTGCCACGTTGCGCGCTATCAGGGGCCGCCGTTCGTTTTTGGTTTTGAGCGTGTTGGGACATCTTGCGGACTGATTGGGCCGCGCGCCGTTGCGTCCATTGATGCTGGGGTTGTGTGGATGGGGCAGCGCGGCTTTCACATCTACACCGGCGGGGCTGTGCAGGACATGCCATGCGAAGTGTCTGACTACGTTTTCAGCAGCATCAACCGCGATCAGTTGAGCAAAGTGTACGCCGTGGTCAATTCAGCTTGGCGTGAGGTTTGGTGGTTTTATCCATCTGGCGTTGGCACAGAATGTGACCGGTATGTCGCTTATGACTACGGTGAAAACATATGGATGACTGGCAATATTGAGCGCACGTCTGGCGTTGATTCTGGCACGTTCCGCCAGCCAATGTGGATCGCGCCAGATGGCGTTCTTTACGAGCATGAAACTGGCAACCAATATGAAGGCAGCCCAGTGTTTATTGAGAGCGGGCCTTTCTCAATAGCCGCTGGCGAAAACATCATGCGCGTCACATCGCTGATCCCAGACGAACGCAATCAGGGCGACGTTACTGCAACATTTAAGTCGCGGTACTATCCGAACGGCGAAGAAACAACGCACGGCCCATATACAATGGACACCCCAACGTCCGTCCGGTTCAGCGGTCGGCAAGTCAGAATGCGGATTGATGGCGCGTCAAATAGTGATTGGCGTGTCGGGATCATGCGGATTGACGCAGTTTCTGGTGGCAAGCGATGACATCACCGAACACGCCACCACCAGTCGGCGCGGACCTGCGGCAGTGGGCCGAGAAGTTTTCTAGATTCATATCAAGTGCGCTGTCGCAATTGCGATTTCGTGTTGGTTCTGAAACCGCCGCAGAGAATGGAATTCTGCTGTGGGACGATGCCGCTGGTTATCCCGTGGTGTCGCTTGATGGCGAATGGCGGCAGCTTGTCATTGCCAACGGGTTTGCGTTTCTGACACGGGCAACCGATGTCACGGCGGCTGCATCGAACACGGCGTATCCGATTGTGTTTGACGCGCCAACGGCGGGCTATTCCGACGGCATCATGCTTGGCGCATCGCCCAATCAAAGCCGAATTATCTTTGAAGAAGGCGGCGTATATTTCCTTAATTTCACGGCGCAGATCATAAGCGCCAGCGGGTCGCAGATTGATTTCTGGTTTTGGCCCCGCATCAACGGCGTTGACGTGCCGATGGGGGCAACGCGGGGCAGCTTGCATAACAACACGGCTACCAAGCCTGTGACCAAAGGCGCTGTCTTTACGGTGGCTGCTGGCGACTACATTGAAGCGCACTGGGCAACCAGCGACCACACGACGGGATCTCTTGAAGCATTCCCAGCCACTGCGTTTTCGCCT